CAGTCAAAGTACCATCAGCTCTACGCATTACAAGTTCTGCCGTGCGGGGATCAAGCCAAGTATATTTTTCAGGAGTTGTTTGGCCATACTTATTAACTTTAGTGCCAACAGGAATTTGCTCCAGTGGGCCCATGATTTGATAAGTAAGAACTCCGTTATTGTATTTCTTGAAATTGATGTGAACCTTTTTATCCGATTGCGGATCAAGTGGGTGTGGCATATTGGTAGCACCAAAGAAATGCACCAATGAATCTTCATCGGGCAAATCAACGTCACGTTTAGGCAGCTTTCTTACGGGGTCGCAAGGGATCTGATCCTTTTTGTCCACATAAGGATTTTCCTCAGTCAAATACTCTGAGGGAATTTTTTTACCCTCAAGAGCATTCTTAGCAACTGTGTATTGTTCCTCTTTGTTTTTACCAACGAGGTCCAATGAAACATTTACTTTGTCGTAAACAAACTGAGCCAGTTCTTTTGCTGTCGGCAGATCTGCCTTGAGCGAGTCAATATCATACGTTGCCATGTTATTCCTATAAATTAAAGAGCGTAATTTTTGCTTGTGTTGCTAGGCTTAGTGAACTTGCCACTATTCTTAACATTGTTAGTGTGTTGTGAAGACACTGTGTTAACTGTGTAAGCGTTGTTTACCGCTTTAGCAACTTGATCACGTCTGCCATTTTCAGCAGCATGATCAACCAGTTTGTCGTTGATGCCTTTGGTTAGGCCCTTGCGCATTTGTGCGCCACCATTGATTACTGTTCCGTAGGACATAATGATCTCACTTTAAATAGTTTGTACGATCTGCGTTCATATAGCCAGTGTTTTTAGCACGGCCATCATAATCACAATGTGTAACAACCATAACTTTTTGACCACGGCCAGAAGTTACAGAGCCACCAGTTTTAGGTGCGCCTTGGTTGCCAGTAGCTTGCTTTAAGCCACCGCTGCCACCAACAACAGCAGTAACGCCCAGAGGACCTGCCATGCCAGGAACGTGCTTAGATTGGTTACCTTTACGATTGGGGGCTTGAGCCATCAATGTAGGGGCATTGTTGCCAGATGTATATCCACTCATTTTGAACCTTTACGTTTGTTTTCCGCATCCCGTTTCATTTGGTAAGCAATTGCCACGGCCTGTTTCTGCGGTTTACCCGCTTCCATTTCGGTCTTGACGTTAGAGGAAAAAGCTTTGGGACTTTTTGACTTTTTCAAGGGCATATATTACACCTTTCTTAGAGATTCCATAAAATCTTTTAACGCATCTTCTGCGTCACCTTCATCTTCCCTAGTGACATTTTGAATATGCTCTACGGAAATGATCGGGGCACGGCTAGATTCAAACGGGGCCAGTTTATCAGCAATCTTGGCTTTGTCTTTGATGTCTAGCTCATCAGACTGCATGGCATCAATCAAGACTTCCATTGCAGTTTTAAGGGGTGGCAGTCCACGAGAAGTACGCTCATCGTTCAGTTTATTAAACAAAGCTCCATACTCGGTAACCTTGTTAACGATAGATTTTGGCCGACCAGCTTTAGCTTGTGATCTGGGAACAAAAGCAGTCATGTCAAACTCATCCACCACAGGGACAGTCTCAATGGCTTTGGGTTCAATCTGACCTGTTGCTAGTTTCATGGCTTTACTTTGGGCACGTCTGGCTTTGGCGTATTCACGGGCTTTCTTCTTAATTTCTTCAGAAGTAACTGTAGAGCCTTCGGGTCTTATTTCGTCAAACATTCAATACCTTTTTCAGTTCTTAACCAAGCATATGAGCCGTGTACAGTAAACCCACGTTTCTTGTGGATCTTCATAAACCCATCATGCTCTGCACGAATAGAAGTGGAACATACCACGGGTATACCCCATCGGTTTGCCCACAGTATATGTTGGTCAATCATCTCATTAATTAACCTGACACGCAAGCGAGGGCTTAAAGAAAGGTCAACATGGTGGAACTTGGCATTGGAGATTTCTTCATTGGCATAGGTGGTGTAACCTCCCCTATCAAACCAACAGTACGCAAGTAGCGTATCTTCGGCAGCGTCACCAATAAAGGTTCTAACAAGCTTGTCACCACGACACACGGCAATGAACTCTTTGCTCTTGTCAAACACTTGGACAGTTGTGGCTATAGTGACGTTCTTGCGGAACACTGCTTTGTCTCTAGTAAGGATGCCATCAGCCTCATGCCCAAAGACCGAATCTGCCATGTTCACAATATCGTCCACATCATGCAGTGGGTGTGCCAATGTCCATTCCATGCTATTCCTATATAAGTTGTTGGGACTCAATTTGGTCTTTGGCAAAGCAAGATGGAAAGCCAGAAAAAATCTTGCATCGACATCCTTGAATGCTGGCTTAACGTCCCAACGAAACAATTATAGCTACCCAAAAAGTTTTGAGTAAAAATTTTTATATAGGATTCTTATACAGAGTTATCCACAGGCTATCCTCTTTACATAGGGGTAAACCCTAATAGAATGATTACGGGGCCATCATCCAGCCCTTGGGAAGGCAGGTAGCTTACCAACCCAGATAAACGTACTGAATCTATCAGTCTCTCTAGTAGGCAACGAACGGGAACATACAGGTAGAGCCCACAAGGGTTAAGTTAGATAAACAAGGTGCTACTTCTTCAAAGAAGAAAAAACAGTGGATGCCATAGTTCGTCCACAGTTAACCATCAAGCAGTCCACTACATCCCACTCTGTATCCTATAAGCTACTGTTGTTTTTCCACTACAGGAAAAGTTTTGGAGAAATTTCGGGAATGGGTGAGTGGGCCCCCCCTTTTTTACAGAACTCCAGTGCTACCCCCTCCACTCTCTCCCAGCCAGAATAGTGCAGGGCAGAGAGTGGCAGGGTAAGCGGTGGGCTAGATGCGAATCATTCTCAATTAGGGGTAATGGTAATGAGAATCATTCTCATTTAGACCTGCCACAGGGCGCAGGAAAAAAGGGCAGCCAGGGGCAGCGAACACCAAAGCCCTATCCAAAAGGGTAAGGGAAACCCAGACCACAGCGCAAAGCCTTGCAGATATTGGGTGTCTGGTGTGCTGCAGGGTTATGCAAAAAGCGCATAAAGTTGCAAATTGTGGGTGTGTGCCTGGTGCGCTGCTGTGCTGTCTGTGCCTAATCTGTGCAAAGCCCTGCAATCAAATAGTATGCAGACACTAACATTGTATTAGGGTTAACCCTTAAGGGTTTAAAGTTGTGTTTATTAGGGTTTTCCCCTATGGTTTTATGTGTTTTACAGCGTTATATTTATTGCAAGCCTGTAGTTCCAGGTGCAACACTAGACCGAAAGTAAATATCATGCAAAACGTAAACCCTTTAATCGCTGCAGCTCTCGCACCATTCGCACCTGCTGCCACAGATCCCACAATGCAAGCCCTTGTGGATCAATATGGATCATTAGATTCACACATTAAAGCCTTGCAAAGTGAGCTGGAAATGCTCAAAGCTGCCATTAAAGCGCAGGGCGCAGGTAAGCATGAAGGTTTATCCTATCGCGCGACAGTGTACGAAAGCGCAGGGCGCACAGTTACAGACTGGAAAGCTGTTGCAGAGCATTTTAACCCGTCCTATCAGTTGATCACAGCGCACACAGCAACAGGCGCAGCGACACTGACAATCAAGCCCACAAAGATCTAAGGTGCACACAATGACAAAACCCGATCAAATTAAAGCTTATGTGCTTAACATTTATATACAAACTGGAAAGCATGTTTTTATTGCAGACCTAATGAAAGAATTTTCCACTAGCGCAGCTGGTGTGCGTAATGCTCTAGGGTACGATGATTTTACATTCGAGCATGATAGTCGCTGGACAGGCTCAAATTATGCTGGCAAATATGTACTTGCGCCCTGTGTGGAACCCTCTAAATCTTACCTGGTGAAAATCATTAAATCTTTGCACATGGAGACAATATGAAAAACACAATTTTAGACATTCTAGCTGCTGTCGCTGTTGGCCTTATGCTTTGCGCAGGGGCTTTGCACTATTTTGACGTTCTTATTAAATAAGGGGCACATTATGTATTGGACAGAATCATTGGGGCGCATAGAGCTGCAGATCACTAAAAACCAGGTTTTAAGCTGCAGCCATGCAGGGCCATGCGATCAAGATATTGCAGATCTTATGAAAGCCCCTGCAATCAATAGACAATTGAAAAAATTAGATCCTGCGCTGGTGGCCCTGTGTCTTAAAGAATATGGGGCTTGGGACGCTGCAGAATTAAGCGATCACAAAGCAAATTTAACCCGTTTATTGTGGTGCGCTTGCTGTGATATAGCCGAAAGCCTGTAAAACCTACCCTGCAGACACTAGATATCTGGTGTCTGTGTGGTGCGCTTTGCACCCAAAACCTAGACCGAAAGTAACTTATGAAAATTATCCCCATTATCCCAATGACAAAAACACAGGCTGCAATTGCCTGTGGATCACTGACAAGCACAAGCAAAATGCCCTGTAAGTCTTACAGTCTGCCAACCGAAGCTTGCAAAACGGGTTTCAAAATGGCACAGATCGAGGGATCTATTTGTTCTATGTGCTATGCAGACAAGGGTTTTTATAAAATGTATGCGAACAACATTAAACCCGCACAATTTGCCAGGCTTGATAGCATAGACAGCGAATTCTGGGTGTCTGGCATGGTTTCCCATATTGGGACAGATCCCTATTTTAGGTGGCATGATTCAGGTGATCTGCAAAGCCTGTCACACCTAGAGAAAATTGTGGCTGTGTGCGCTGCCACACCAGACACAAAACACTGGCTGCCAACAAGGGAATATGCCATTGTGAAAGAATTTGCTGCAAAGCATGGAAAAAACGGCCTGCCTAAAAATTTAACTGTGCGCTTGTCTGCCATGTATCCAGATAAACCCGTTACTGTGCCTGTATCGCTGCAGAATGTGCAAAGTGTCACTGTGTCTAATGTGCATACATCAAAACCTATCGGCAATGCTTGCAAAGCCCCTGCGCAGAATGGTGAGTGCAAAGATTGCAGAATGTGTTGGTCTAGTGCTGTGGTGTCATATGCGCTGCATTAATTAAATAAACCGATTAAACCCGTCTAGAGCGGGTTTTTTTTGGTCTGCAGGTATGGTGGTGTCACTGTGCCTGTTTTGCGCTTTGCTAGGTGTCTGGCAGGGCTTATTGTGCCTGTCTGTGTGGCAGGTGCTGCGCTGTGCCTGTGGGTGTCTGCAGGTGCTGCGCTTTGGGTGTGTGCGCTGGGTGTCGCTGTGAGTGTCTGTGTGCCTGTGGTGCGCCCTGGTGCGCTGTCTGTGTGCTGTGTGGCAGGTTTTGCCCTGTGCTGCTGTGGGTGTCTGCGCTGTGGTCTGCGCTTGTGTGCTGCGCTGTGGTGGCAGGGTGTGATTTTATCAATAAAAACAAGGGTTTACAGTGTTTTTTGAATGAAAAAGATTATATGATATTATATTTACCCATTAACTTTTTGATTATCTCGATTATGTGCCTGCCACTTTTTGATTATATCGATAATATTATGTCGATTATCTCGTTGCTTTTAAATTTCAAAAAGACCCCCCCCCTCAAAAAGTTTTGGGTCCCTTTTTTTAGTCAGGGCTAATTATGGAAATCTCAGCAGGTAAAGGGTCGAGTCAATCAATGCTTGAATTTCATCGGCAATGTTCTGTATCTCAGAATCTTGGGGCAGCACTTTGCGCTTTTCTTCAAAGTATTCCGATAGATCACTCAGCTCACGTTTGCCTGTCTTCTCAGGTGGGTAATAGTCCACAGGGAATTCTATGGTTGAATCGTAACGGCCTTGAATGGCTTCAACAAGCTCGTCCACTTTGCCTGGCAGCTCTTCATAGAATTTGCCAAGGGCTTGATGCTCTGCATAAGACTTGGATTGCCAGTGCAAAATGTGGGTGTTTGTCGCTGAGTGCAACAAGGTCAAAACCAGATCACCAATTTCATTGTCCATATGGGACTCCCAAGTGGGTTAAAACACGCCTGGCGGCTTCTCTGCGCCAAGGTCTAATGGTTATATTATCTGCCAAATTAAGCCATGCGTGAAGCTGCCTTTTGTAAGCTTCCTGAAATGCTAGATTTTTGGTGTCGTAATCGGTGTTTGATGCATCTAGCCAAGTGTGGCAATGGTAGCACCCCCACACTGAATGATGGTCCTCTGCCTTGATTGAGCGGCCTTTGCCATGAATCAGTAGGTTGGAATGACACGCTACAGTTGTGGACCCATCCCCCCCCAAACAATTTTTGGCCACCTGCAAAAGACAGGGCTCACCTTCTGCAAGTTCTAGAAGCTTTTTGTCTCTATAGTACTCATGCTTTTGATAGCTCATTAAAGTTTCATTTCCACACGTTTTGTGTACTCTTCTGTTTTCCACACTTCCACCCGCAATTTGGCTGCCTCAAGTTTCCATCTGATTTCCTCTTCTTCAGCGATGGCCTCTTTGATCTGGAACAGTAAGTCAACATAATCTGGATGAGCATAGGCATACATTTCTTTTGCGCCTAATGATCCTTCCTCTTCAGAAGCCAATATGGCCTTTTTTGATTTGCGATACTCTTCTAATTGCACCCGAATACCCTTTGCCCTTGCGTATTTAGGAGCGTTTTCAATGATGAAATTGATTGCTTTATGTGCGGGATTTTCCATTACATTGCCTCGTTAATTAACTTTTCTATGCCTTTATCAATGCTGCCATCACCCATTTCAGTCAAAACTTTCTTTTGAATTGAGTTGAGTTCAAGCTTGGCCACAGTGTTGTAAGTCAAAGTTCTGGGCTTTCCTGCGCCCTTACGTTTGCCACCCCATGTGCCAATAGGTCTGCCCAATTTCTTAGACAGTGCCTCTTTGCGCCTTTGCTCCATAATTTCCCACGCCTCGGCCAAAGCTTCAGGTGGGATATTGCTTATCAAGCTCATGGTTCGTAGTTCTGCATAGCAATGATTTTGTTTTCGTTGATGGCTTTGCAACCTTCAATTTCTAACTCTGCAAATTGCTCTGTAGTGATAAACCCAATGACCTCTACACCCTCAAATTTGACTGAATCAATGTTTTCGTTATAAGTTCCATCGATGTCCTCCTCATAAGACATGATGACCTGAACTATTTCGCTGCCTGGCCCTGTTGTGGCTTGGAAATTGATTGTGTTTGACATTACTTTCTCCTTAAAAATGTGTTGATGTGTAAATATATCTTGAAATCTTGATTAAAAACATAGGTGTTTACCCTTAGTCCAATTCCTCTTTAATCATGACCTCAACCATGCCAATAGTGCCGTAAACCTTGGTTGCATGGAGCGAAACTATCAAGCAATCGTCCACAAATACAATGCCGTTCATGCCATCAAATATTGCTTTGCAATAATTATCAATGTCACTTTTCTTGGTTGGACGTTCTTGGCCTGATAAACAAGCCTGTGTGCGTTTTTTACTGTATGAAGCTGGAACAGGCAGGGTTATGTAGATATAAGCTGCCAGAGGCGTTTCTAGGGGCTCTGAAGAACCCATTGCAAGCTTTGCCGACTCAGAAACCTTAAATTCGTAATCAACTGTGGTTTTTGGACTGTAAGTTGAGACAAATTTACCCCGTCTTGCAAACCTTGGTCTGCCTTTTGGCACTGGTGTACCCTCCACCATAAATGTGACCATAAAAGTCATGTAAGTGTCCCATCTTTAATTCGGTTCATGTAATCTCGGATTCTGTCTCTTGCACCGCTGCCATAAATGCGCTCTGCCCGTTCAAGTCGGGCACGAATTAGGTCCCTGTTCTTACCCCATTCCCAATTGCGATAAAGTTCCCTAGCTTCTGCTTGTTCCAGGATAACCCTATCGCTTGGACCTTGAATATTACGTCTGCTGTAAGTCACCAGTAAGCTCCAAAGCCATACGGATTATTTTCTCAGGGTAAGGCACTCCGTCTTTAACCTTATCCAAGATTCTCATTGCTTCTGCGTGTGTCATGCTTTTTTCCTTAATTCTTGCATTGCTTGTCTTATGTGGTCGGGCATAGGTGCAGCCTTTAATGCATCAGCTTTAATCTTTTCCAAAGCAGGATCTGGCTCATTTTTTGATGGGACTGTAAGTCTCACAATGTCGGCAGGGTTTTGCTTTGGCGCATTAGTGCTTCTAACCCAATTACGCCAAGTAGCAAACCAATCCAATTTCACACCCTTTTGACCTGCTTGGGCTATCCAATAATCTTTAAACTGGTCAAAGGTTTTAACAGGACTAAGTTCTGGGCGTTCTGTTTGACAGAATTCTTCCCATTCTTTTGGAAAACTAAAATCAGAAGCGAGGCGTTTGCCGAGTGTTTTCTTCTCTTGGTTATTGGTTATTGGTTTATGGTTATTGGTTGGTTGAACCTCTGTTGAACGCTCGTTTGACGTCTGTTCAACGCTCGTTGGATTCTTGTTCATCGCTCGTTTAAGTGCTGATGCTTTTCCAGCCTTAGAAGCAGTAGTTAATTGTTGTTTGTAGTGTTCTAGTTCTTTGTCGCATCTAGTGTGATTCCAACATTTATTCTGCTCGTCAAGAACAAAAAACATCTCTAAAAGACCTTCAAGAACAATTTGGTTGTCTCGAGTTCCTGTCTTCATTCCAAGTTCAAATAAATTGTTTGGCAATGGCTTTTCAGAATCATAGTAAAGCCAAATTAATTTGAGATAAATGCCAATTTCTTCATTGGTTAAAAATGAAGTGTCCTTGATGAAATCACCAATGTGATGTTGATAGTAGTGCATAAAGCATCCTCGCAAACCCTCCAGAAAGAAACAGTCGGCAGGTGGGAGGTTCACTTTTCGGTACGCTCATGACTTCGTACCTAGCCGTTGTTTCAAACCAATATAACCTATTTTTGACTACGCTTCAAGTTTCTGTAGTTAGTCGTTGAGTGGCCAATATGAAAAAAATGACAATGCCCACATTTGTAGATTTGAAAAGAATTGTCTCTTTTCTTACTTATTGTGGACTCAGCTATCGTAAATGTTGGGAAAGGATGCTTACCCACACACTGTACGGCAGCGTCATATTTGTCGGTTGTTTTCACTTGGAACCGCCTTTGAATAAGTTGTAAAACTTGGATTAGACTTGTAAAAATTCCGTGCCTGTGCATTCATTATTCTGTACTCAGCAGGACTAAATATACCCTTGGCATTCCTGATATCAAAGGGATTCAATTTGTCTACAGGCTCACTTTGTTTTTGCTCAGTAATCGGGTTAGTCAAAGTGTATTCTGCCACCCAATAACGACCACGCTTTACTTGTCTTGTCGTCAACTCACCTTTGTAACGTAATTTTTGGGCGGTTGAGATAACTGTTTCTTTGGTCATACCCGTTAAGTTGGCCACCTCAACAGAGGTTAAAGGACCATTTTGTAGGGCATTGATTACTAACGCTTGGCTCATTTATACATTCCTGAAATGTTGATAGGTTTATTTGTGTGCAGCTCTAAAGCTCTGGCCATTAAACCAACAATGGCGGCATCTCTGTCGTCAGGGTGGTTGTTGTAAGTTATAACCAAGTTATAGGCGTAAGCCAATAGAGCTTGGGCGCATTCGTGTTCAGTTTGTTCGATGTTCATGCAAAAATCATAGTGTTGTTTTTTTGTCTGTCTATTAGGGTTTATCCTAATACAAATAATTTAAAAAGCATGGCATATTAGGGGCTCTTAAGGAGAAAGTAATGGCAACACTAAACGGCAGAAAGGTTATCGACATTGAAGTAGATGGTGTCGACAGTAGGGATTATCCTGATTTTTCAGATGCGTATTTCAGTTACGCTTGCTACGAGGATGGCACACCATTGACAGATGACGAGCTTAACAAGCTTACAGAAGACAATGGCGACCTGTTGTACGAAAAAGCGTACGATTCACTTCACTAAGGAGAAAGTAAAATGATAAGCATGGAATTTACAAAAGTAATTGATGTTGAACTTGGTTCAATTGCAGAGATCTCTTCAGGCATTTACAGAGAACTTACTATCCGCACAAAAGATGGCGACATAAGAATCACTCTTGTTGCAGATACCGATGAATCAGAAATTAAAATTTTATCTTAAGGAGAAAGTAATGAAAACAAAAACACTCATTCATGTTCGTCAATTGTTTATGACATATGATGCCCCCCCTCAAACAATTCGCAGCTACCAGCGTCAATGGGTTCGCTCTGTGCGTTATCTTGGTGACAACTGGTTGCTGGCCAAGAAGGTAGAAAAATTTGAAGCTCCAAAACCTAATTGATAGGCAGGGTGATATTGTGAACAACTACATCATCGAATACAAAGAAGAGTACGCCAACACAAAGTACTGCCCATATTGCGTTCAACCTAAAGGCAACAAGTTTGTTTGCTGCGGTGAAATGGATTGGGTAGATTTCAAAGACCTTGATGACAACACTCAACTAGAGATCATTAAGGAAGAATATGACAATGCATTCAAAAACCACAAGGTATAACATGACAGTAAAAGATTTACTTGCGCTCAATGTAAACGAGCATACAGAGAAAAAAGGTAACCTTACCTACCTGTCATGGGCATGGGCATGGGCAGAGGCTCTCAAGGCCGATCCTAATGCGCATTTTCAAGTGCAGATGTTTGGTGACAAGTGCTATACCGATATCAACGGCACATACATGGTCTGGGTGACAGTCACATTGTTTGGCAAGCCCATGACCTGCCAACTGCCTGTGATGGACCACCGCAACAAGGCCATCATTGCGCCCGATGCATTTGCAGTAAACACATCCATTATGCGATGCATGACCAAGGCTCTAAGCCTCCATGGGCTAGGACTGTACATCTATGCGGGTGAAGACCTGCCAGAGCTTGATACAGGGGTTATTGATGCAGTGGTTGCTGCCATCAAAGAGAGATACGAAGCAGGTGATGAGCCTGGTATGTATGGCGAATGGGAATCCATTACGGATAACGAAGTTCGCATCAGGGTTTGGGATACTCTCAAGCCAGACAGTAAGGTAAGGTCGGCTATCAAAGCCTATAAAGAGAAAATGAAGGAAAGTACATGAAACGATTAGATGCTATTGCCACAGTGGGTGAATACAAAGACCCCAAAACTGGCGACATGAAAAAACGCTATTCCAAGTGCGGCTCTGTGTTTATCAATGACGATGGCAACATCTCATTCAAGATGGACACAATGCCCGTAGGTGCATGGGATGGATGGATCAATGCCCGTGAACCATTTGATGGCGAGAAACCCGCTCGTCAAAGTAACACCCCCACCCGAAAAACTAAGGGCAGTGGTTTTGACGACATGGACAATGATGTCCCATTTTGATGTAAAGTAACACCTGGGGGGAGAGCTGCGCAAAGACTTTTTCGGAAGCTAGCAGACGAGCAGTGATCCCCCCACCTTAAGGAGAAAGTAATGTTTAATTTATTTAAGTTGTTCCGCAAAGATGCAAAAGACACCTCAGTTGAGGCCGCTCAAAGCATTATGCTTGCCCTGCCAAACATTGAGGCAGCAGTCTATGAATATGCTGCCATGCGAGGCACAAAAGGATTCACAGACGATGAAATGAATGATCATTTCGAAACCCATAAATCCACCTACAGAGCTAGACGTTCTACTTTGGTAGACAAAGGGTTAATCGAGGACTCAGGAGCCCGTATAAAGGGTCCCAATGGCCGTAACATGACTGTATGGAGGATAGTATGAGATTTCTAATTGATTTATTTTCTGGCGATTCTTATGGCAAAACAGACAATATGTTGATTAGACAAGATGGCAACGTATTTAATAAAATAGGCGATAATTACATCGATAATAATGGGGCATTACTAAGTAAATTTGGTAATAATTATCTTAATACTGAAACTGGAGATGTATCTAGCTTTGGTGATGACTTTTTAGAGGATGAATTATGAGCTATGCAGACGTGGAAATAAAAATAATCCAATGGGCAGAAGCTCGTAAGATTATCCCCAATAGCAATCCAGAATCTCAGCTTCTTAAAGCAGTTTCTGAAATGGGAGAATTAGCAGATGCGACCATTAAAAAGGACCAAGAGGCTGTTGTTGACGCTGTTGGTGATGTCATGGTCTGTCTTATTAATTATTGTGCCTTGCAAGACATTAATTTGGTAGACTGTATGGAAGTTGCATACGATCAAATCAAAAATCGGAAGGGCACACTATTGCCTAACGGAGTGTTCAAGAAGACACTTGACTGACATAAAGTTAACCTAGTATTTCATTGCAACAATTGGTTGCGCTAACGGGGAAAAATTATGTATGAACTGACAATTGAATTAGATTGGGCTTCTGATGAAACCCTTACCATCCACTCACACGATTTCGAAAAACTACAGATCATTTCTGAGTTTATTACGTTCCAGCAAGAGCATGGCTGGGCGGTTAACTATGAAGCAGTTGACAACTCTGCGGATGACACTGAAGAAGAAGAAGTTGTAGAAGAAGAATAAGTGTTGGCTACTTTGCCAACAGGTAAAGGCCCACGTTGCTAAACGCATAACCCGCATAGACAATGGCCATGTGCGGGTTATCTTTCCATAGCTGCTCCCCTGCTATGTAAGCATAGATCCCCCCCGTCAAAATAATTAGCCAGGCACTCATCAGAACGCCCCTACGTCAATCACTTGGCCTCTGAAATCAATCAAGTTTTCATCAAACTTACAAGCCAACTGAGGCCATAACATCTTGCCATTGTGGAAGTTAAGCACCGCAAAACCTGACCTGTGATTGCTTGGGTTTAGTTCAGCATAAGTAAATTGTGGACCATCAGTTTCAGCCAATGTTCCTGTATCTACTCCATAGCGAACCCCGTTATAGTCGCTGAATGGTGTGACCTTTAAGCTGTGTAAATGGCCCGTAATAATTGACTTTCCCGATTGGACAGTATTGTTATGTGTAGCATGAATTCCCCCCTTATATCGATGCTTGATAATTACATCCTCAGTAGGCCATACTGTCCAACAGAAGTCCCAATTTGGGATATGGTCTGTTAACTTAAAACCTTGAACGTCCTTAAACTGTGGTGCGTGTTGAGCTAATCTATTGCCAAACCGAATATCGTGATTACCCCATGTAAAGCATAACTTTACATTGTGTCTAGCAGCTTTGGCAGCTTCTTCGATCTCACCCAATGCGCCCTGACAGGCTTTTAATTCTTGGATAACAGAAGTCTGTGGCTGGTCAGTCACATCATGGCGGCTTATTGAAGCCCCGTCAAAACAGTCTCCATTTGCGATTACGGCCTTTGGTTTAAGCTCTTGGATGGCCCATAGAAGCCCTTTGAACGCTGTTGTGCGTTGGCCAGGTATGAAGTGCGCATCTGAGAACACCAGTATGTTTCCATCTAATATTCC